CAGTTTTTTGGTCAAAAGGAATCGTTTTTTATATTAAGTTATTTAGTTTTTGAATGAACCCAAAATTTTTTATAATTTATAGTTGACAATTGACAATTATATATAAAGTATTGATTTTTAGGCACTTTCTTTGTCAACTGACTTGTCAACTGACTTGTCAACTCAAAAACTCGGTTGACAAAGCAACTGCACACTTTAGCCTATTTTGTGCGTCGTGTCAACTGAAAATTGTCAACTGAGCCGTTTTTGTCAATCCTAAATATCGCCCTCATTGTCAACCTCCTTTCTTACCCACGCCTTTTGTCTGCCGTACAATTTTTCTGCATGACGTGAAACGCTGACACGTTCCCACCCGTCAAACTCATCTAACAGTTTGGCAATACGTCTGGCCATGTACTTATATTCTTTATCGGCCATTGACCTGCCCATCTGCTCACAAATGAACTCAGCAACACAAACACGGTCTCTGAGGGTCACGCCCTCGGCATCCAATGGGTCGCTCTGGGTGAAATACGCACGTCGCCGCTGCAAATCCCACGACGGCCAATCTGTCGGCAATCTCTTATCCAGATACACCGCCAAAAGGCTCTTCAATGGGTCGTCGCTATCGTCGTTATATTCCTGTTGTCTCTGTCGGGCCTCAGCCTCCAAATCTTGGGGCAAATAAAGTTGCTCACCATCACGCCACCTTTGCACGGCCTCTGCCCAAAGCTGGTCACGGTCACGCTCAATGGCTTCTTTGATGTTGCTGTGCTTTCGTAGTTCCGGCACAATCTTGATTACCCAAAAACGTCTGTTGCCCGTGTCACCTTTGAGAAAATAGGTCTCGTTGGTAGTACCACAAAACACACATTGCCTTGGGTGCTTCTCAACCACCGTGCCATACGCGGCTCTGTAAATATCATCCTGACGTGTAATGTACGACTTTACTTGTTCAACGTCGCTTCGCTTGATGCTTGACAATTCGCCCAACTCAATGAGCCATGCACCACGCAATTGCTCCATGCCCAATTTGCCCTCCATTGTTGTGAGGCTGTCAGAAAACCATTGGCCACCCATGACGTTGAGCAACGTGGATTTGCCAATGCCCTCTGCACCTGCAATGATGAGGCAATAATCATACTTACACCCTGGGCGCATTACTCTGGCCACCGCCGCCGTGAAATGCTTACGTGTCATTGCACGGTTGAGTGGCGTATCTTCTGCACCTATATAGTCAATGATGAGACGATCGAGACGCGGCACACCATCCCATTGCAGCCCGTTCAGATATTCACGGATGGGGTGCAATCTGTGACGGGTCAAAACGGCATCCTTGGCATCCTTGATTTTGTCCTTTCCCGTGACGTTGTATTGCTCTTCCAGATAGATACGCAAATTGGCATCGTCTCTGTTGCCCCACAACTTCGCTTTCTTATCCCACGGCAAACCTTTCTTGATGAGGTCAAAACCCGTAAACTCATCGTGCCACAAATGCCCTGCCAACTTCGGGTCTCTCTCCAATATGCAAATGATGTTCTTTGCCGTTGACTTGATATTGCCTTTCTTGTCAAACTCCAACTCAGCCATCCAATCGGTGTTTTCCTCGGCCTCATCGTCGGCATCGTCTGGCTCATCGGTCACACCTGCAAATATGCTGTCGGCCTCTGCCTGACGTTCCTTTGTCAGCATCACGCGCACGGTCTTATCTTCCGACACGAAATCCTGCATTTTCAGATACGACGGCAATTTGGTTACGTCTGTCTGACGTGTTCCCTCATCGTGAACTCCGAAAAGGTGAATACGGCAAAGGTCAAACGCATTGCAAAGCTGCCTTGATGCTGGGTCGGTCTCATGGTGAGAATATGCAAATTTTCCCTCATAGCATACCAATCCGGCTGCAACGCTTCCTAACTTATAGGTGTAACGGCCATCAATGCCCGTTCTTTCGTAGGCATCGGGCAAAAACTTCTCAATGGCATCTTCGATGGTATATGCACGGCAAAATGCACCAATGAGGCCGGGTTTCTCCAACGGGTCGCCTGCCTTTCGTATCTCATGGCTTATCACCTCGCCCTCTCGCTGTGAGGTTGGCCAATCGCTGACGTTTCGCCAATCAATGTATGTGGCCAACACTTCATCGGCGTTGAGGCTGGGGCCATCTTGGTACTCAAACACAAACTCACCATTCTTGGCCGTGCTTGGCCAATAGAATAGACGGGGCAATTGGTAGGTCGTAATGTCGAAAAGTTCAATGCCGACGTTGTGGGCAATCCGTCTGCAAATCGGCTCATATTCCTGTGGGGTCACTTGCCGATTGAACGGTATGCACAATCTGAAACGCGGCTTTTCGCTGGTGTGTTTATGGGTTGAGTATAACATGGCCGCACAACTGTATTGCTGGGTGAACTCTTCCCACACGTCTGCCGTGCCATAATCAATGTCTAACGTGGCAATGGTTCGGTACAATACATTGGCCGTCTTACGTGTCCCGTTTGACAGATAGCCACCGACAAAACCGCCAACGTCTTTAATGTCGGCTTGTTCCTCACGGCTCATCTTCAAATACTCCTTGATGGTTTCGTCCGTCCGTTTTGTCTGGGCACACTTGTTCACCAAATCCTGCCACCCAATCCGCTTGTTACGCCATTTCTTAGAATAGCGTTTGTGGGCTGTGGCAATATCCACTTCTGGGTTATGCTGCAATTTTATCATACCAACATATTTTTGAAATGGTCAATGTTATTGGCATCGGCCACGATTGTTATTTTTCGGATTCCACGGCCAACCTTTTTAACGTCGGCCTCAAATGGTATCTGCTCATCTTCCAGAATGTCGTATATCTGGCGCAATCTGTCGGGTGTTACTTTGGCACTCACGGATGCTTTTTTTTGCTCATCTTTGCTCTGTATCATATACTGTAAATCTTAAATCGCTGCACGACTGTTGCATTTCATGTTTGAGGGTGTCAGTCAGGGTGCAAACGCCCATCGGTGTGTCATTGCCCTCTGACTGCCAGAAAACACAATTACGGCATACCTTTTGATATTCGTGCCATTCGGCTTTATTCACTTGTTGCTTCATGCTTGAACTCATCGGGCAAAAAAGAAAAGATGTGTTTGATACCTTCCTCCGTCCAGCGGTTGCCTATCATACGATATTGCTGGGTTTCGCTCACCTCCCATTTGTACCAATCGGGAATTGTCTGCAATCTGGCGCACTCTGCCGGGGTTAATCGCCTTATCGGTGCATCCCCCCCCACTAACGCATTGATCGTTTGCCCACCGTGGCCATTCATCAACGCCGGGGCCTGGCCCTCTGGGTCATATACTCTGTTTTGCTGGTACGGCTGTGTGCCTCCACTTTCACGGGATGGGTTGAGCTGCCTGATACGGCCATCTGTCACATGGATGTTTTGTTGCCATGAGTTAGATGTGAGGGTCGGGGCTTTATCAGCGTAAACAGCACCATTGTTTTTGCCGTGTGGCCTTTGCAGGATTAAGTTGTCTTTCTGCACTGTGGTAATGGAGTTTGTTTTGCCCTCAGTGGTACATGGGATAAAATGTGTTGGTTCACCTCGGTACTCATGCCCTCGCTGTGCCACACACACTAAATCGTACATTCCTTTGCCTTTAACCGTTACTGCTGTCATCTTCCCCCCCCTTGATGGAATTTTGCACCAAAACCGTTGCCGTTGGCCTTGTTCCTTTGCTTATGCTGCAATAACTTCTCAATGGTCTCTGGCTTCAAATAAAATCTGTCTGGCACTTCATCATCCAGAATGTGTTTGAGCAAAATGCCACGGTCTTTCGGCTGTGGTATTGCACTTTCCGGCACGTCAAACAAATCGGCTTGGAATGTTCGTATATTAGTCCAATAGATGCGCTTTCTGACTTGTGCCGATACCAACGCGGAATTGATATGCACACCTTTCACGCCCAATGCCTGGTCAATGACGGCCTCCCATTGCTTACCCATTTCCACGTTTTCCAGCATGAAAAGCACGTTGGGGTTGGCCTCTCTGACCTCTGCCAAAATTCGCACGTACTCCCAAAACAGATAACTTTGCCCTGCAAACTCAAATCCTTGCTCTTTCAGTTCCATGTAACGTGCCAATGTCAGCACCTTTTCATGGGCTGTCGTACTCATGCCAACACGCTTGCCTGCAAAACTGAACGACTGGCACGGGCTTCCTCCAATGAGCAAATCAATATGCCCCAACGTCCGTGCCTCGACGTTACGCACGTCGCCCAATTGCACGGTGTCCGGGAAATTGAGTTGAGTTTGTTGGATTGCCCATTTGTCAATCTCGCTTGCATAATAGCGTGTGACGGGTATGCCCATATCGCGCAATGCAATCTGGCCACAACTCATGCCGTCAAATAAGGATAAAACAATCATATCGGGGTATGCTTGATTATTTGTCTGCAATTCGCTTTCCAACTCGCTTCGCACACGGCATTTGTGCAACCTATCCATCGGCCTTTAGGGTCGTACACATTATATTGGGGCCATTGGTTGGTGTAATCGGCCACGACTGTATGACGGTCGTACTCATAAACGACTTGATGGAAAAGGTCAATCACAAATGCCATAATGCTGCTGTCGGTTACTTGTTATCTTTCACGTTCTGGGGTTGCTCGTTACTCGCTCCCCCCCCCTTGTGGCAAAGCGTATTCGGGGAATAACTCTAACTGTACGAAATGCCGTTTTTGCTTCTTAGTTTTCATCGTCCTGGCCCTCCATCGTTTTGAGCAAATCATTTGCTTCGTTAATAATATGCTGGCGTGTGTCACCATCGGAAATGTCGCAATGCTTTTCCCAAATGGTAATCCAGAAACACCACACTTTCACTTGTACCTTGACCACGTAATAAACGGGGTAATCTACATCATCAATAATGGCTGCACCGTTGTTGTCATTAGCCATCTGGGCTGCAACCTTGGTGTCAATGGTCTCTTCAATGGCTCTTGTTGGCCTTGTATGCTTAAATGTTACTTTCATTGTCGTTTGCCTATTATCGGCACGGCTTTCGCCGTGCCAAAGATTAAAGTTTGAAGATTAAGAAATAAATGCTGAGACGGGGCGCACTCGATTCGTGTACGTGCCCTTAGTGTAGCCGTACATGGTGCCGCCGCCGAGGTGCAGAAACCATGCGGAGGTCGCGCTGTACTCGGTCGAAGTCCAATACCAATCATCGGCAATGGGCTGGCCACCTGCTTTCTTCAATGCTGCATTGACCTCCTTACGATGTGTGAAGATAAACAGCATTTCGCCCATGCTTGGAATGTACCAACCATCGCTCAGGCTGATATTGTCAGACAGCCCGACGGCCTTTAGGTGTTCGGTGTTCTTCTGGCCGTTCCAATCGGCCACGGCATCAATGCAGGTGTCAATGTAGTTGCCTTTGAGGTTCGACGGGTCTTTCTGCTTGGTCAACGTCGTTTCCTCACCATCGTTGCAATCTCGGAGTGCAATAATGATACTGCGCTCACCCTGCACCAACAAAACGCCCATTGCATCCTCTGGGGGTGTCAACGTGGCCTTGTACGGCACAATGGTCTTTTTCTCATCGTCGCAAATGTAGTAAACACCATCCTTGGGGTGTTTGCCATTTGTCGGTATTGATGGGGTCGGGGCCTCATCTTCCACCATGAATTTGTACATTTCACGGCAAACCTCGATGCTCTTTGGTTCGTCACTGATGGCAAACTCTTTCAAAAGTTCCATCTTTAGTTTCTGATTCTCTGTCATACGATAATTAAATTTGGGGTTGTTAAACTAATCTTTCAAATAATAAGGTGTGGTGTAACCTGCACCTTTGAGGGGTAAATCCGCACACCAATCAATCGGGGTGCTAAACAGTGCCTCCACGTCGGCCAACGTCTGGTCGGGCGTTGCCTCGACAATAATTTCGTCATGGATATGGAAAACCACATTGAGGTGCTGTTGCCTGGCCCTCAGAATGACAATGCCCAATATGTCACGGGCAATGGCTTGCACAATGTTCTCTGTGAGTTTGCCGCCATACGTTCTGACGTTGCCCCATTTCTTAGTGGTCTGGTTCAAACCCTCATACTCAATAATTTCATGGTCGCCACGCCATCCGTCGCCATATTCAATGCCAACATTCGCTCTGGGGTAACAGATAACACGGCCAGACGGCAATGTTATTGTCAGCATCCCCCATCGCTTGCCAATCTCAATGCCACGATGTACGGGTACGGTTTTTCCCGTCTTTAGGGCTGTAATGGCAGCTTTCTCGATCGTGGCCCACATCTTCACAATTTTGGGGTTGGAATTACGCCAAAGATTCACGATTTCCTTTTCTTCGGATTCTGTCAAACCTAAACGCTTGCCACCCATTGCCTCCAATGCAGACACACCGCCGCCATATCCCAATGCCAATGTTGCAATCTTGCCTTTCTGCCTCAACTCAGCATTTTGGCCGTGCTTCTCGACGGGCTTGTTAAACATCTGGCTTGCCGTGGCACAATAGATGTCGCCGCCCTGCCGGAATACGTCCAACACCCATTGCTCACCTGCCAACCATGCAATCACACGGCACTCAATGGCTGAAAAGTCGCATACATGAAACGTGTGGCCTGGTGCTGCAATGAACGCTGTGCGGATTAACTCACTGAGTACATAGGTGACGTTGGCATAATTCATTTCAAACTCTGTCAAATCACCCTGACGTACCAAATAACGGGCATCGTCCAAACTTTCCAAATGATTCTGTGGTAGGTTCTGCACCTGCACCAATCGGCCTGCCCATCTGCCTGTACGTGCTGCACCGCAAAACTGCAAAAGTCCGTGAATACGGCCATCATTGCAAACGCATTTCAACATGGCTGCATACTTTTTATTGCTGGTCTTACCCATTTCACGACGCAATGCCAAAATCTTCTGAGCCTTTGGCCAATACTTCAATTGGCCATCCAACTCATCCAGATTCTTTTTGTTGAGGCTGGCCACTGTCATGCCCGTAACCTTGGAAATGTAGGCTTTCAATTGGGCTGGGCTGTTGGGGTTCTCCAATCCGCTTATGGTCTTTGCCTCTTGCAGCAACTCGGCCTTAAACTCTTCGTCAAACCTTGCAGCGGCCTCAACCAACGGAAAATCAATCATCACGCCACGGTCATTGATTTCTTGGTCGGCAATGTACAACTCATCGTCAAATGCAGGGGCCTCCAGACGGCGCACCTTGGCCAAAATCTGTTGCTCAACCTCCACGTCTCTGATATTGTACTTTTTGAATACCTCCCAACGGTCGGGCGCGTCGCTTGGTAAATGCCGCTTGCCGTTCTTGCCGGGGATGGAGAAATAACGGATTAGGATTTTGCCCTCTTTCATCTTACCATCGGCCAATTTCAGCACCTCACCGCATTGCCCCAATGACAACGGCAAACCCATACGGGCCGCACGTACCATCGTGCATTTCCATTGTGAGGCTGGCAATGGCTCTGGCAATCCCATCCACTTGCTGATGCAAATACGCTCAAATGCAGCGTTAAACGCTGTCTTTGTCACGGATGGGTCTGTGAGTGCTGCCATAACATCGGCTGGCAATTCTTCACCCTGCGCCAAATCCACACATACGACGGGGCCACCATCCACGCTATATGCAAAAAGCAATATCATGAAATCTGGGGCTTCAACGTATTTGTAAACTCCGCAATCGGCCAAATCGTTGCTGCTGTACGTCTCGATGTCAATTCCTAATTCTTTCATTCTCTCTGTTATTTAAGAATGGCCGTGGGTGTTCCAACGCTTTCTTTAATCCCATGTGGGTGTTGCCACTACCACCACCCACGGCCAATCATTCACGGTTTACAAATCCTCATCATCTTCATCATCCATCGGGATATTGCCAAATGCCTCGCTCTGGCTGACGCTGCCGCCAAACTGCTCATCATCCTTGCACTTACGCACGGCCTCCAAAGCTGCTGCAATGCCACACTTACCATTGACCTTGTAGCCATAGAATGTGACACACACCCATGCCCACACGCCGCTGTAAATCTCATCCTCATCAATGATGGGCTGGCCGCTTCGGTCGGTCACGCTGGGTTTCTTGCCTGTCTTGGCGTTGATGTAAACGTGGCCCTGGTAGGCTTCATCGTCTTTGCCCTCACCATCACGCAATGGGTAGGCATCAGATGTTTCGTCAATCTTCGGCTTCTTACCTCCCCAATACTTTGTAATGGCTTGGTCGTAGGCGGCTTTGATGCAGCCTTTGAGGGCTTCAACCGTCTCTTTCTGGCTCTTCGGAATGAGTATGCCCGTTTGGTACTTGGCACGGCTTTCGTCACCATCGGGTCCGGTGTACTTCTCAAAAAGATGTGTGTAACTCAATCGGCACGGGCCGATTACAACTGTACGCCCGTCGTTCTTGGGCAAAATGTTTGGTTTCATCATAGTTGTAATGAAATTAAAAATTAAACTTTAGTTATTATTCGCTTAAATCA